TATAAAAGCATGTGAAGATAAAGGACATACAATTAAGAAGTATGATTTAAGCTTTTTGCCACAAAAAGATGGATACTATGATGAAAGTGTAGATTTCATTTTCTGTAGACATAGTTTGGAGCACAGCCCTTATCCTATTTTCACTTTGATGGAATATAACCGTGTTTTAAAGCAAAACGGCAAATTATACATTGAGGTACCAGCCCCAGATTGCGATAGACAGCATGAATGGAATCTAAATCACTATAGCATTTTAGGAAAAACTCAGTTGGCTGCATTGGTTGACCGTACTGGTTTTGGTGTTGACACATTTGATATATTGTCATTTGATGCTACTTTCCCTAGTGATGATAATGACCCTAATAGTGAAAAAATAGAAGTTAAAGAACACTTCTATTGCTTGGTTCTAACTAAGAAAAGACCACTGGATATCAAGTAAGTTTCAAAACTTTGATAAATACTCTCTATATGAGAGTATTTTTTTATGTCTACACCACCACCATACAACGAAATTACAGGTCTATATGTACAGATAGACAAACACATCAAGGATGACTTGGCAAACTATGATGGCAATGCTCGTCCTGGTCAATTAGTAGTTGACACTACAGACTATTCACTATATATTGGCAATAGTCAAGGTAACTTAAATGTAGTTCCAGGCAGTAGTGGAAGTTATGGAAATAGTAATGTTGCTACATACTTAAACGCAGGTACTGCTGGAAATGTCAACCCTTCAACTGATAACATATACCTCCTAGGAAATGCAACACATCGTTGGGCTAACTTGTGGTTAGGTCCAGGTACTATCTATATGACAGACTCAGCAAACACCGCAAACGTTGCGGGACTAACAGTTTATGACGGAGTTTTAGAAGTCAACGGTGCCACAGGATTACAAGCAAATTTAATTAATGGCAACACTACATTAACATTAGATAGTAATGCTAATGTTACTATAACTGTAGCTGGTTCAGAAAACAGTTGGACATTTGATGACTCTAATAAATTAACTACACCTGGCAATGTCCTAGTACAAGACAGTAATCAAAATGATATCATTGAATTAAGAACTGATGGTAATATCGCATTTAATGGTAGTTCTACATTATCGGTAAATGGCGGATTCTTTGTGAGTTCAGTTGCCTCAACTGATGGTCAAGGTAATATTGTAACTTATGATAACGGTGAGTTCAAATACGGTCCACAGTTAAAAGACTATGCCGGTAACATTGGTGCTAATAACATAACATTGACTGGTATATTAAAAGCACCACAGACAACTAAAGCCTCAAATGCTACAGGAACACCTGGGCAAATCTGTTGGGATGCAAATTATATCTATATATGCACCGCTACAAATACTTGGAAGCGTAGTACATTAACAGGCGGATATTAATGTTCGATCCATTCAAACAAGCTAAACTACAAAACGGTTATCAATCCATGAAGGAGTATAAACCTGCTCCTGAAAAAGATATGACACTTGATGAGTTAAAGCGTTTGAGTGGGTCAGGAAAAATCACAGGTGAAGCAAAAACACCTGACTATTCTACATCAGCTAAAAAAGCTGAGTACATGCGCGAACACAACATTCGTCCTGGTGACAAAGAATGGTTCAAACTGTGGTTCGCACAGCCCCATATTACAGGCGAAGATTCATTTTCTAAATAGTAGTATTCATTAGCTAAATATAGCATGAGTGAAACTTTAGTAAAAACCCCGTATACTAAAACACAGTTTACGCAACAACAGTTAGAAGACTTTGTAAAGTGTTGCGATCCAAATACGGGTTATCTATACTTCATGGATAACTTCTTTATGATTCAACACCCTACTAAGGGCAGTATGTTGTATCATCCGTGGCCCTATCAAGAACGATTGATTGAAACATATCACAAATATCGTTTTAGTATTAGTTTGATGCCTCGACAAAGTGGTAAGTCAACAAGTGCCGCAGGATATCTATTGTGGTATGCTATGTTCGTACCAGACTCAACAATTCTTATTGCCGCACACAAATACACAGGTGCTCAGGAAATTATGCAGCGTATTCGTTATGCATATGAAGCATGTCCAGATTATATCAAAGCAGGTGTGACAACATACAACAAAGGCAGTTTAGACTTTGAGAATGGTAGTCGTATTGTAAGTGCCACAACTACTGAAAATACTGGTCGTGGTATGTCTATTACACTATTGTATCTTGACGAGTTTGCATTCGTTCGACCAAGTATCGCTAAAGAATTCTGGACTGCTATTACTCCTACATTAAGTACTGGTGGTAAAGCGATTATCACAAGCACACCAAACAGTGACGAAGATCAGTTTGCTTATATCTGGAAGGGTGCTAACAAGACAGAAGATGAGTTTGGAAATACAACCGAGTTGGGTATAAACGGATTCAGAGCATACCGTGCTTATTGGAACGAACAACCAGGCCGTGATCAAAAATGGGCCGATGAAATGAAAGCACAATTAGGTGAAGATCGTTTCAATCGTGAAATTGGTTGTGAGTTCATTATTGCTGATGAAACACTTATCAACCCTAATACATTAATCATGATGGAGGGCATAGAACCAATCAGTAGAATGGGGCAGGTTCGCTGGTATCAAAAACCTATTAAGGGTAATATATACACAGTAGCACTTGATCCTAGTTTAGGTACAGGTAGTGATCCAGCAGCAATACAAATATTTGAAGCAAATACGGCCACGCAGGTGGGTGAGTGGAAACATAATAAAACAGACATACCTAGCCAAATCAAATTAATAGCACAAATCAACAAATATATTACTGAATGTACGGGGGAACCAAACAATCTTTATTATTCTGTAGAAAATAACAGCATAGGTGAAGCTGCATTGATTTCACTAAATGAGTATGGAGAAAGCAATATCCCTGGAACTTTCATAAGTGAACCAGGTAAAAAGCGTAAAGGCTTTAACACCACTAATAAAAGCAAATTAACTGCTTGTGCCAAGTTCAAAACACTAATTGAAAGTAAGAAATTAACCATAAATAGTCGTAGTCTTATCAGTGAATTAAAAGCATTTGTTGCACATGCCGGCAGCTATGCTGCTAAGATCGGGGATACTGACGACTTGATAATGGCTAGCTTACTGACAGTTAGAATGATACAAGAATTAGGATCATATCATTTTGAATTGGATAATTATGTCAAAGACCATGAAGAAATGATAGCCCCATTGCCATTCTTTGCCGTACTTGGCGTATAATTTGATAAATACATTTATATGCCAATAAACAAAGAAACCCTAAACAGCAAACTATTTCGTGTATTATCCAAATACAATCCTATTCCAATGGATGCTACTGGTAAAGTAACGCCATTAGAAGATGAAGCAGATGTTTTCAAATTTACATTTACCAAAGATGGTAAGTCATATGGAGATGTTTTTGCTACAGTAGATGATGATAGAAAAGTAGTTTTATATTATAAAGACGATGTAACACAAAGTCCTGATAGTCCCACACCCGGAATAGGATATGACGATAGCTGGTGGGGATTTTTAAAACAAATAGCACAATGGTGGCCACGAGAAGGATTTGAAGGTCGTATTCTAAAAGACATGGACAAATTGGGTAATGATATGGCAAGAAGGAAGCATATGAAAAATAAAGATCAACTAGGGGAAGGTTATTATCCTATGGGTAAAAAAGCAAGTTATAGCGATGCAGTTCCTACTGTAAAAATCGTAATTGAACACAGCCGTGTCATTGAAGAAGGTGAACAACGCTATCGTAATATCAACAGAATATTCCTTGAGAATCAATTAGGTGAACGCTATTTACTTGATACTAAAAAGCCTGGTGTTGCACGAGTATATGCTAGACACATTGCTGAAGGTGGCAAAGTAAATGATGATCGTTGGTCACATATCCAAAGCCTTTGCGAAGAATATAGTAAAATGGCTGGATTTGTTCGTGCTACTCGCAACGGACAATTTAATGAATCAGCACAAAAATTAGTTAATGAGGGTATTGCACATTATCAAAGTCTACGAGAATCATTGGGTCGTATGACAAGCAAGCGTGGGTATAATACTTACTTTGAAAGTTGGACACCAGCATTAATGGAAAATGAAGGTGAAGAAACTAATCTAAATGAATTATTTGTTCAAGAAACATTAGATCCAAGAATTGAAAGTGTAATGCCAATATTATCTAGATTACACAAGAAGGTAGCCGAGTCTACTATTGACAGAGAAATTAGTAAGTTGTCAGAATGGGCTGATAGTCTAACCGAAGATGATGGAATGCAAAGTAATAATCCAGTAGGTATTCCTGAAGGTGAAAAAATGGATGAAGAGGTTATTGGTCAACCAGAAGTTGGGCACCCAGGACAGGCTGGACAAGGATCATACAGTGATGCTGAACATACAGCAAAAACTCAACATCGTTTAGGTTCACATACATATACGGTAACATCAGAACAAGACAATGATGGTGATTTCTATTACTTCATTTATGAGAATGGACAAAAAGTGTTCTACGGTACTGAAATGGATGGTGACGAACTAGATGTTCATGAAGATGCATTAGGTCCAAAGATCAGTAGTGCATTGATTGCCGAACACAAACAAGCAACTGCACATTTATATGCCGATGAAGACGCTGATGATTACGATGATTATGATGATTTAGATGAAGGTGTGGCGGAAGACCTAGATGCTAACCAAAAGCGTGTAGGTCAATTAGGCCCAACCGAAAAGATTACTAAGAAGAACCCATTGCGTGGTAAATTAGTTGGTGCTAACGAAAACTTTATCAACATGGTCCCACAAGCGGTGGCAGAAGGTCAAGAAGACCTCGATGCTATACTAAGACTTATCAAAAAGTAAAAATCTTATAGTAAACAAAATACGCATTAAATAATTTAATGAAATTAGTATTTTGTTTACCTGGAGATTACTTCAGTAAAAATTGGTTATCTGCTTGGAATGACACGGTTAAGTCACTACATAGAAATAACATAGAGTACCAGACTGTTAATGCCTATACCCCTGTAGTTTATAATTGCAGAAATTGGTTATTAGGCGGCAGAGGATCACCCCCTAAAACATTTAAACCCTTCAATGGGGTAATAGAATATGATTGGATAATCTGGATAGATAATGATTGTATTTGGAAACCACAGGACTTGGGCAGACTGATAAGTAACAATGATCATAAAATTGTCACTGGATTTTATATGCAACATGATAATAAAACCTATGCTCAGGCAATCAAATTTAAGTCAGAAACGGTAGATAATTACGAACACCTTCATTGGATAGAAAGAACTCAACTGGATTTGAATAGTGACCGAATTAAATTGGGAGCAACTGGAATGGGCTTCATGGCTGTTAAAGCAGGAGTTTTTGAATCATTAGAGTTTCCTTGGTTTAGCCCAGTACCACACGAATATGAAAATACTTTTCTATCTGAAGACACTAGTTTTTGTTGCAAAGTATCTAGCATAGGATACACAATTTGGGGTGATCCAAAAATTCAAGTCAAGCATGAAAAGACTTGGTTGTTATCAGGTGATGACATAAACGGAACACAACCAGAACCAGTGATATTAACAAAATGATAAATCCACCACAATTCTTATTCTTAGATACTAATCTGCAATGCAATCTTAAATGCAAAACCTGCATGTATTGGACTAGGGAAGAAGTAGTATTGCCCTCACATATTAATATAGAACAGCGCAATGAAATTATCAATGAATTTTATGAATTGAATCCTAATGGTAAAATTGTTATATGTGGTGGCGAAGCATTGATGAACCCAGAACGATATTGGCCTATTACTAGACAATGTAGAGCATTAGGATTAGGATGTTTGTCAGTTATGAATGGCACAATGGTAACTAATTTATCTATGGCTAAAAGATTAATTACTGAAGGTCCTACAGAAATTACTATATCATTGAATAGCTATAAGGCAGAAGTACATGATTCAACTAGGGGCGTGGTTGGTTCATTTGATATGGCAGTGAATGCTATTAAGTTGTTATTAGAAGCTAGAAAACTATTAAACAAAACAACTCCTATATATGCGATGTCAGTTATGTGTGAACAAAATTATAGAGATTTGGACAAGTTTTATGATTTTGTGTTGAATGAGTTAGGTGCTGATAAATTAAAACTAAATTGGCTTCAACCAATGTTTGGTACATTAATAGACAAAGAAGGTCAACAACGAGCAGACAAGTTTTATGAGAACAATGTAATTCGTGACCATGAAGGATTAAAAAAGATATTACATGAATGTAATACAAAATATAAACTTAACTTAGATCCAGAATATATTGATACAGTAGAAATGTATCATGACAGTGTACATAGTAATGAAGACGCATTGTTGGGTTGGAATGGTAGAGGCACAAAGAAATTAATTTGTAATAGTTTCAATAGAAACATTATGGTTGACATGGATGGTGTTGCACGATTATGTTTCTCACATAAGTTTCCAGGATTCAAGTTAAATAGAAAAGGTGACCTGAGATTGTTTTGGTATGGCATCGATAAGATTAGAGATGTCATGTCACATTGCAATCAATATTGTGGAATAAGCCATAGTGTGCGTAGAGTAAACGCTACTATAAAATTTTATCAAAAATCAATATAAAAAATCTATTTTCCCTGATTAGGGATAAATACTATTGACAGAGGTACTAGTGATTTGCTACACTAGCACTTGTGTTAGTCACTCATGGTGAGTGGCGAATATTAAAAACAAGAGACCATCTCAATTTATATAAGGAAAAATATCATGGCATCATTAGCAGAAATCCGCGCTCGTATTGCGGCGCAAGAAAACAAGTCACAAAACAAGGGTTCTACAACTCAGTCTGACAACTCAACATATCCCCACTGGAACATGGACGAAGGCACTACAGCTAGCATTCGTTTCTTACCTGATGGTGATTCAAAGAACGACTTCTTCTGGGTTGAAAAACAAATCATCAAGCTTCCATTCAATGGGGTCAAGGGTGATCCTACTCACAAGCGTCTTGAGGTACAAGTACCATGCGTAGAAATGTATGGTGACAGTTGCCCTATCTTAGCAGAAGTTCGTCCTTGGTACAAAGACGAAACATTGAAAGAAATGGCAAACAAGTACTGGAAGAAGCGTAGTTATATCTTCCAAGGATTTGTTCGTCAAAACCCACTAGGTGACGATAAAGTTCCTGCGAACCCAATTCGTAAGTTCATCATCAGCCCACAAATCATTCCAATCGTTAAGGCTGGTTTGATGGATCCAGAGATTGAAGAATTACCAACAGACTATTTGCGTGGTCTTGATTTCAACATCAAGAAAACAAGCAAGGGTGGTTATGCTGACTATTCTACAAGTAACTGGGCTCGTAAAGAAAGTCCATTGACTGAAGCAGAACAAGCCGCTATTGAAGCGCATGGTTTGTTTAATCTAAAAGACTTCTTACCAAAGAAGCCAGGCGAAGCAGAACTACGCATCATTAAAGAAATGTTTGAGGCAAGCGTTGACGGTCAACCATATGATGTTGAGCGTTGGGGACAATACTATCGTCCATGGGGCTTAGAAGCTCCAGCAGGTAGCACAACACAATCAACAGCAACTACAGCACCAGTTGCATCAGATTCTACATCCGCACCATGGGAAGATGATGTTAGCAAGGCTGAAGAATCATTCAATGAACCAGTTGTAGTTCCAAAGACAACTCCTAGTAGCGATAAAGCACAAGACATCTTAGCGATGATCCGTGCAAGACAAACTAAGTCTTAATGGAAACAGGGGGCTACGGCCCCTTGTCTCAAGGAGAATTCCATGACACTACCAGACGAACGCTATCGCGCCCTTAAGCAAGGCAAAAAATTACTTGAGGAATTGTGTGATCCAGGTCGCACTCCACGAGTACCAAGTATAGTGAGAGATAGAGCAAGAGCCGCATTACGGCATTTCCCACAAGACTATGAGATTGATAACCTCGCAGACAAATGCCCGGAGATGTTTGATAAAGTATCAATCTCTGATAAACTATACAAGACACAATTAGGAGATAAAATTGACTAAACCATTTGATATATCAAAATTCAGGAAGTCGCTTACTAAGTCTATTGACGGACTAAGTATCGGCTTTAACGACCCTACCGATTGGGTCAGTACAAACAACTATGCATTAAACTATCTTATTTCAGGTACTTTTGACAAGGGCATTCCATTAGGTAAAGTTACAGTTTTTGCAGGTGAATCAGGAGCAGGTAAAAGTTTTATCTGTTCAGGTAATTTAATTGCAAATGCGCAAAAGCAAGGCATATTTCCTATCTTAATTGATACAGAGAATGCACTTGATGAAGCATGGTTACATGCACTAGGTGTTGATACAGACGAAAGCAAATTATTAAAGTTAAACATGGCAATGATTGATGATGTTGCTAAAATGATTAGTGAATTCGTTACACAATATAAAACATTACCAGAAGATGATCGTCCTAAAGTATTAATCGTATTGGACTCGCTGGGTATGTTACTAACCCCAACTGATGTTAATCAATTCAATGCAGGTGATATGAAGGGTGACATGGGTCGTAAACCTAAAGCATTGACTGCACTTGTTCGTAATTGTGTTAATATGTTTGGTTCATTGAACATTGGTTTAGTTGCAACTAACCACACATATGCAAGTCAAGATATGTTTGACCCAGATGATAAAATTAGTGGTGGTCAAGGTTTCATTTATGCAAGTAGTATTGTAGTTGCCATGCGTAAGTTGAAATTGAAAGAAGACGAAGATGGTAATAAAACTTCCGAAGTCAAGGGTATTCGTGCCGCATGTAAGATTATGAAGACACGATATGCTAAACCTTTTGAAAGTGTTCAAGTTAAGATTCCCTACCAAACAGGTATGAATCCTTACTCAGGTCTAACTGACTTGGCTGAAGGCAAGGGCTTGTTGAAGAAAGAAGGCAATAGTTTGATATATACTACAGCAGACGGTGAGATTTTGAAATACTTCCGTAAGGGATGGGAATCAAACAAAGATGGTTGTTTGGATAAAGTAATGGCAGACATTACTAATAATCCTCATAAAATTCAAAGCACTGTACCTGCGTTACCAGAAGAGGAAATTGCAGAATGAGTTTAGATTTTATTGCTGAAGTTTGGGATGTCTTACGCACTCACATTGATTTGAATGACCGTAGCGATGCCGCAGACTCATTAATTAATTTATTGATTGACAACGACCACGAAGCCGATGATATCAAAGCTGCCTTTAAAGTAGATAAAGATATCGGTGTTGCTCTGAAAGATTATGCTCTACAGCATGATGCCGAAGAGGAATATGAAGATTATGAAGACGATTACGAAGACCAAGATGATTGGGATTAAATGAATTGGTATACTCGTATTACAAGTGATCTATCTGCCATTCCCGATTTTATTACACATTGTGAAGCAGAATTGGAAATGGCAAAAAAAGAGGTAAAAATCTCTGGAAATATTGAAAAAAATCTTTCTGGGTTACCTGGTGTCACAGAACACCGTTTCAATCAACTACAAGAGATTGAAGCGGTGTTACAATTTTTAAATATCAAAGTAAGACAAATTCGCCGAAAACATTTTCAAAAATACCTAGAGGCGTATAATAGAGTATTGACTAGTAGAGATGCCGAAAAATATGTAGACGGTGAGGATGAGGTAGTTGACTTTGAGGTATTAATTAATGAAGTTGCACTATTGCGTAATCGCTGGCTTGGTATAATGAAGGCCCTTGAGTCAAAAAACTTCATGTTAGGGCATGTGGTAAAATTAAGAACCGCAGGTATGGAAGATATTTCAATAGGATAAAAATGACATCTAGTATTATCAACTTAAACAATTTGAATTCATTATCGGCGATCAATCAAATTGATGTGGCTAAAGCTTTTGGTGCGATTGGTTCAAATATTTCCGAATCATTTTGGGGAGAACCAGGTAATCCTTATTTAGGATCATCAAATGAGAATGTAAAAAAATATCAGGTAATTGAAGTAACCGAAGATATTTTAGCACTTAGTGTTACTTGGCAAAGATTAAGGGCATCTTGTATCAATATAATTAATCGACCAACTAATCTCACTGATAAAATTTTATTCAACGAAATGATTCAGGAAGATAGGGATCGTGCTAACATCATCCGTGATTACTTTAGTAAGAAACTTATGATGATATCATTGCGAGGTCAACCACTATCTAATTTTAGAAAAGATTTAAACACATTTATTCATGGTAGTACCAAAATAGTCAAAGAAGAAATGATGCCTTTGATTTATCGTTTGCCTGAATTCTATGACAACGATATTGAACATGATGAAATGTTTAAAGATTTGAACAGACAATTTGAAAATACGCACGGTAGTGTTTTATGGCAAGATACAAAAACTTTGTTTCCAGTCAATAAATTTTTAATTAAAGCAAAAGGAAAAAAGTTCATAGAGTATTGGTTAAAGGATAGTGACGATAAGGGATATAGAATTGAAATACTTTGTGAAAATAAATTGAACCACTTATGGGAATACTTTTTTAAGCAAGAATCTATCACAATAGTAGGTACCTACAAATACAGTGAGCATGATGCAATCAACTACTATCAAGTGAACAATTGGCAAATAGACTTCTCCGAAACTTGACAATAAATGGGTAATTTGATATACTATGGGTATATTAAATAAAAGGAGAGAAAAATGTTAGTTCGTGATTTGTTAGAATTGTTGGCACATATGCCACCTGATGCTGTGCTTGATATGACCATGAACGAAGAATATATGGGTGCTGTTGGTACTGTTTATTCCTATTTTGATCCACAGCGTGGGGTCGATGTAGTGGTAATAGACGACCATATAGTGTAAAAATATACCCGAAATTTGACAATAAATCATTTCGGGTATATAATAGAGTCTTATTCAGTCAAAAGGAGTTGTTCATGGGTTACAAAGTTGTTGCAGACAAATTTCAAATGGACGAAATGCGCACCAAGTATGGTCCACGCAAAGGTCTTGAGGGCCCATTCAACTTCAGTGGTCGAGTGTTGTATTATGACAACAAAGAGGGCCAGTACTACGATCCTACTACCGACTTCTATGTCGAACAGTCTGAAATGGACATGATTCACGCCCAACTGATTGCCAAAATTTGACAATAAATCATTTTGGGTATATAATAGAATCTTAGACAGTAAACGAAAGGACACGACATGACTAATTTTGAAACTAAATGCTACGGTATGTCTGAACAAGAAATCCGTGAAAGTTACATGGAAAGTATTACCGCTAAGTTCACCGGTTTGGAAATGGTTGTGATGGGTATCCTGTCTGATGCCCAGGAACTGTTGGCAATGGATCGTAGCGAGGCAGCCCGTAAGCAAATGAACATTGCCAAGTTTATCCTTGCTGAAATGATGGGTGAAAAGCGTAAGCAACCCGCTTGACAATAAATCGTTTTGGGCATATAATACTTGCATTGATTGATTAAAGGAGCATACATGTCTATCAAGCGTTTCAAACAGTCTGCCCGTTTTCGTGTTATCGTTGGTGAAGTATCATTCTATGCTACTGCCAAACAGATTCGCAATGGTGTCGGTGACTTTACTAAGTGCAACGCCGCAACACAAAAAGCATTGGATGCGCTTGAATTCACCCGTTCGGGTGAAGGTGTTGCTGACCAGTGTGCTGTAGGTCTTGCTGGAACTTGGGAAGGTCTCAATGTTCAATTGAATGTCGCCTGAAAATTTGACAATAAATCATTTCGGGTATATAATAGAGTCTTATTCAGTCAAGTAAAGGAAACAAATGTCTAGCATCGTTCGCATCACTTCTGGTACTTATCGTAACGACCCTGTCAAAGGTGAGGTGTTTCAACTGGTCAAAGGTTATCAGTTAGGTAGTAAAGGTGGTTTCGTCACTGTTAAAAACGAGGGACAGTTTCCCGGTCGCCCTGACGAAGTGCGTATTCAACTTGATAATCAAGAATGTATGGAATTTTTGAGTGGTAAAGAATCTAAAGTAGAGACACCTGCAGAAACAGAAACTGAGGCAATGGACCGTATTGCTAATCGTTTTGCAGTATTAGATGAAATGTCTGCCGCATGTATCGCAGGTAACATTCGTGCTATGATTGTGACTGGCCCTGCTGGTATCGGCAAGAGTCACGGTGTCACACAGCAAATGGAAAAGGCATCAATGTTTGACAAGATCACTGGCAATCGCCCTCGCTTTGAGATTGTCAAAGGTGCTATCAGTGGTATCGGCTTGTTCGCTACACTTTACAAATACAGTGACGCTAAAAATGTATTGGTGTTTGATGACTGTGATGTGTGGGAAGATCAAGATGCATTGAATGTATTGAAAGGTGCATTGGATTCAGGTAAAACTCGCCGTATCTCTTGGAACAAAGATAGTCGTTTGTTGCGTGAAGAGGCAGTGCCTAACACTTTCAACTTCAACGGTTCTATTATCTTTATCACTAACAAAACTTTTGATAGTAAAAAGGCTAGTAAGATTCAGCCTCACTTGGATGCATTGCAAAGTCGTTGTCACTTTCTGGACCTGACTGTTGACAGTGAGCGTGACAAACTTTTGAGGATTAAACAAGTTCACCGTGATGCTGATGGCGGTCTGTTCGCTGATTATGACTTCCAGCCCGAGACTGTTGACGAGATTATGAATTTCATTGAGGCAAATCACACTAAGTTGCGTGAAATGTCTTTGCGTATGTGTTTGAAAATTGCTGACCTAGTGAAAATTTCAGGTAACTGGAAGGCACTTGCACAGGCTACATGTATGCGGGCATAATAAAAAGAGGACTAGTCCTCTTTTTATTTGGATAATTTCCATCCCGAAACTGATTGTCTTTTCTTGCTGATTACTTTTGATAGATTTCCGTCAGGGACTCCGAAGTGTCCGATAAAATCATATCTAGTCATGTGAATTTTTTGCCCGGTAGATATGTTTTCAAAACAGTATATAGTTGGATCTCTTAGTTTGACTGCAACCTCAGGTCTTTTCATGGGATTATTATCACCTGATCGTTTTTCTATTACCTTAGGATCACGCATCGGGTTATTACTGCCAGAAGTCTTACACACATAACCTTCTCTTTTTGAATAGTGCTTGTCACCTGACCGTTTGGCAATTGATTCTGGTCTACGGGTAGAACAACTAGTCGTTGAAAGTTTCTTTCTTCCTTCTGGTCCAGGGTCACCTCCATCACCTTCTTCTGGTTTTAAGTTTGCCCATTCATCACTGTTGACTACATCCCACAAAACAGAATAATGTGTCCCCCAATATCTTAATTCTTCTTTTGAGGTGCATTCTTTTATGATAGTAGTATGATGCGTTTTACCATGTTTCTTTAGGTGTAATTTCCAGTACTTACCGGAACCATTATATTTGAATGGGTCTCTTGTTGTTTGACAGAGATACTTTAGACCCGTTATACTATGGGTCTTGACGCAAAGATAAATATTCATGCTGGTGCTCCTAAATGTAATACTTTAGCATTAGAGAGGGTAGATGTTGACGCATCGTGACCCTCACTTTTATTTATGCCAAAACTTGACATTAAATGGATATAGTGCTATAATACTTGTATTGAGTCACTAATAGGTGTCGTAATGAGTTATCTGTATTGTCAAAATGAAGATTGCGGTGTGTATCTTGGATCTCTGGGTGCCCGTCATTGCCAACTATGTGGTTGGACAGCACCGTGCGAAGATGAATCTTAAATAAAAGGTTAACCCCTGCAGTGTGCGTAAGGGCAATGTCAATAAGTCCCTTTCGATAATTTCTACTTAGCTTTCGGGGACTTCGGTCCCCTTTTTTTTCCTATATGTTTGTGTTTACTTGTT